GAAAGAAACTACGATCGCAAACACATCCGAACAACAGTTTAAAGTTGAGTTTGAATGTGAGTTTCTCGGATCTGTTGATACATTAATTGCCCCAAGTAAATTAAGAACATTTATTTACGACAATCCACAAACAAGAAATGCTGGATTGGATGTATATGTATCACCAAAAGAAAACCACGATTATGTAATTACAGTTGACGTTGCCAGAGGAGTTGGAGAAGACTACTCCGCATTTATCGTTGCTGATATTACACAATTTCCACATAGAATTGTAGCTAAGTATAGGAACAATGATATCAAACCGATGCTATTCCCAAATATCATCTATGAGGTAGCAAAAAATTACAATAGTGCTTTTATTTTATGTGAAGTGAATGATATTGGAGATCAGGTTGCTTCTATTCTTCAGTATGATCTAGAATATCAAAATCTTTTGATGTGTTCTATGAGAGGTAGAGCAGGCCAGATTGTTGGTCAAGGATTCTCAGGAAAAAAAACTCAACTTGGCGTCAAGATGTCCAAGACTGTTAAAAAGGTTGGTTCTCTTAATCTCAAAACGATGATTGAAGAGGATAAACTAATCTTTAATGATTATGAGATTATTTCAGAACTGACAACTTTCATTTCAAAGCATAACTCTTTTGAAGCAGAAGAAGGTTGTAATGATGACCTTGCTATGTGCCTAGTCATCTATGCCTGGTTGGTTGCTCAAGATTATTTTAAGGAACTTACAGATCAGGATGTACGTAAAAGATTGTATGAAGAGCAGAAGAATCAGATTGAGCAAGATATGGCTCCATTTGGTTTTATGGATGACGGACTGGGATCAGATAGTTTTGTAGATCAAGATGGTGATAGGTGGTTCACAGATGAATATGGTGATAGATCATATATGTGGGAGTATATGTGATGATAGACAATATAGACGACCAAATACATCTAGGTCATCTTTTATTATCGGACAGAAAATGTAGAGTTTGTGGTGAAATAAAAAATCTCGTAGATAGTTTTTATAGGACTCGTAAGGACAGGGGAGCAGTAGCTTCATCGTACTCTTATGAATGTAAAGACTGTACGATAAAGAGAATAGTTGTTAGTAGAATGACTTCCAATATCTTTGATAGATGGGAATATCCAGATTGGTAGTTCACGTCACATTTCCCCCGTGAAAACTTAGTTTTTAATAAATATTTTCAGATAAACTGAGATCTAAACGGAGAAAAACATGGCGACTCCTCAATTATCTCCTGGTGTATTAGTCAGGGAAGTTGACTTAACAGTAGGAAGAGCTGATAATGTTTTAGATAATATCGGTGCTATTGCTGGTCCTTTTTCAATTGGTCCAGTTAATCAACCAATTGACATCACAACCGAACAAGAGTTAATCAACACTTTCGGTAAACCTCTTTCAACAGACGCACAGTATGAGTACTGGATGAGTGCGTCTTCATTCCTGTCATATGGTGGTATTCTTAAAGTAGTTAGAACAAGTGGTGACACATTAAACAATGCAAATGCTGGAGTTGGCGCAGCTTCAACTACTTCACTCTTAATCGAAAACTACGACGATTATACAGAGAATCACGCAGACGGCGAAGATACTGATTATACTTGGGCAGCAAAGAATCCAGGAACTTGGGCAAACTCTCTGAAAGTTTGCGTTATTGATGACAAAGCAGATCAAACTCTTGGCATCACTACTACCGATTTAAGCAACGCTGGGGCTAGAGTTGGTTATGGTGTAACAGCATCCCTGGTAGGACAGGTAATCGCAGGTTCTGGAACAACTTCTGCTTTTGATGGATATTTGAAGGGCATCATTACTGGTGTTTCAACGGATGCCACAAACAGCGCTTCTACTATTGATGTTAAAGTCGTCTCTAGAGTATCTGCTGCTGGAACGGAAACTAAGATTGATTACGCAGAAGGAAACGCAACTAAGTCCTTCGATACTTCAGACACCGTTTACTTTGTCAATAATTCTGGTATTAACACTGGAGCATTTGGTGCTGGTGCTGGAACATCTCCAGCAACTACTGTTGATTGGTACGATCAACAAACCCTCGGCCTTACAAATACTACAATTTACTGGAAGTCAATCGCACCAAAACCAGTCTCTAACGTCTATACAACTAATAGAGGAGGAGAAGGTGATGGTATCCACGTTGTAGTTGTTGATGACCTCGGAACAATCACTGGTACTCAAGGTTCACTCCTTGAGAAGCATGTAAGTCTTTCTAAGGCAAAAGACGCAATCTCCAATGTCAATTCTCCACAAAAGATTTGGTACGAAGGATACATCGCAGACTTTTCTGAGTATGTTTATGCTGGAAGCAATCCTTCTTCGGCAGAAGACACTTATCATGGAACAGTTCCTGTAGCAACTGGATTCTCAGCAGATTTCACAGCAGTAACAACTGGAAGTGGTCTCTGGGGTCTGGACGCACAAGATGTTACATTTAGTGCGATTGGTAACAAAGCATATTCTCTTGCTGGTGGTGTTGACTATTCCGCAAATAAAGGAATGTCAGCAACTCTTGGCAATCTGATTACTTCCTACGGTAAGTTCTCGAATAGAGATGAAGTTGAAGTCGATTACTTGATTATGGGTCCTGGACTTACAAATGAGTTTGATTCACAGGCAAAAGCAAACTATCTTCTCTCTATCGCAGGGGAAAGAAAAGATTGCGTTGCTGTAATTGGACCACACAGAGCTAATCTGGTTGGACTCACCAATACAACGACTCAAACAGATAATTTGGTCAATTACTTCAGCACCATTTCAAGTTCCTCCTACGGAGTATTTGATAGTGGTTATAAGTATACTTATGATCGCTTTAATAACAAGTTCCGTTACATTCCAACCAACGCTGATGTTGCTGGTTTGATGACAAGAACTGGAATTGTTGCTTATCCTTGGTTCTCACCTGCTGGTCAGCAGAGAGGTGTTATCAACAACGCGGTAAAACTTGCTTATAATCCAAGCAAGGCTCAAAGAGATCGCCTTTATCAGGCAAGAATTAACCCGGTTGTAACCCAACCCGGAGTTGGAACAATTCTCTTTGGTGATAAAACTGCTCTTGGTTACGCATCTGCCTTTGATAGAATCAATGTTCGCCGCTTGTTCCTCACTGTTGAGCAAGCACTTCAAAGAGCAGCAGAAGCACAACTCTTTGAACTCAATGATGAGTTGACAAGAGCTAACTTCAAGAACATTGTAGAACCTTATCTCCGCGATGTTCAGGCAAAGAGAGGACTTTACGAATTCCTGGTTATTTGCGATTCCACAAATAACACTCCTGACGTTGTTGATAATAATGAGTTCAGGGCAGACATCTTCCTGAAGCCAACGAAGTCCATCAACTACATCACCCTCACGTTCGTCGCAACGAGAACTGGTGTAAGTTTTGAAGAAGTCGCTGGTCGCGCTTGATCCACCTATAGAATAAATACCACAAGGAGGAATTAAAAAATGGCACACACAATTCAGGACTTCAAATCAACACTCATTGGGGGCGGTGCCCGCCCCAATCTATTTGAGGTTGTTTTAACGGGAGAATTTCCTGGAGCAGGAGAAGCTGGTTACGAAGCAGAAAATTTCTCAATTCTCTGTAAGGCAGCTCAACTCCCAGCATCAAACATTGCTTCAATCGATGTTCCTTTTAGAGGAAGAGTCTTTAAGGTTGCTGGAGATCGCACATTTGATACCTGGACAGTTACCGTAATTAACGATACTGATTTCAGAATTCGCACTGCGATGGAAAATTGGATGCAGACCATTGGACAATATGCCGATGGATCTGGTGCTACTGATCCAGCAGATTACCAAGTTGATGCAACTGTCAAACAGTTTACCAGAGCTGCTTCGGCACTCGGTAATGTTGAGGGTGCTGGTTTAGAAGTTGCTAAGCAATACAAGTTCTATAGCATTTTCCCAACTAATATTTCTGCTATTGATCTTTCATATGATTCTTCAGATACAATTGAAGAATTTACAGTTGAGTTCCAAGTTCAATACTGGTCTCCACTTACAGGTGAAAACTGATCTACTAAATAATAGAGATTAGTTAAGCAATTAATAATGTCAAAATTATTTGGGTTCTCAATTGAGGACAATGAACCACTATCACCAAGTACAGTTTCCCCCGTTCCTCAAAATAATGAGGACGGGGTTGACCACTACTTGACTAGTGGTTTTTTTGGTTCATATGTTGACATCGAGGGTGTATACAGAACTGAGTTTGATTTAATCAAACGATATCGTGAAATGGCACTTCATCCAGAATGCGATAGTGCCATTGAAGACATTGTAAATGAAGCCATTGTTTCAGATACAAATGATAGTCCTGTAGAAATTGAACTCTCAAATCTTAATGCCAGTGATGGAATTAAGAAAAAAATTCGCCAAGAGTTTAAGCACATTTTAAATCTTCTAGATTTTGATAAGAAAGCTCACGAAATTTACAGAAATTGGTATATTGACGGAAGACTTTATTATCACAAAGTAATTGATTTAAAAAATCCACAGGATGGAATTCAAGAACTTCGTTACATTGACGCAATGAAAATGCGTTATGTAAGGCAGCAAAAGAAAAAAGACGATGATAAACTCCGTCTTGCTAATATAAACTCAGACAATCCAATGGAATATGAGTTTCCAGAGATCGAGGAGTATTTTGTATATAATCCTAAGTCAGTATATCCAGCAGGAAATCCTAGTTCCATGACCGGTGGTCAAAAAGGAATTAAGATGACAAGAGATTCTGTTACTTACTGTACGTCTGGTCTTGTAGATAGAAACAAGGGTTCTGTTCTTTCATATCTCCATAAAGCAATTAAATCACTCAATCAACTTAGAATGATTGAGGATTCTCTTGTTATCTATCGTTTAAGTAGAGCACCAGAACGTAGAATTTTCTATATTGACGTTGGTAATCTACCTAAGGTAAAAGCAGAACAATATCTTCGTGATGTTATGATGAGATATCGTAACAAATTGGTTTACGACGCATCAACTGGAGAGATCCGCGATGATAAAAAATTCATGTCAATGCTTGAGGATTTTTGGCTACCTAGACGAGAGGGAGGACGTGGTACTGAAATTTCTACTCTTCCAGGAGGACAAAA